GTCATTAATAAAAATCTCCTACACAGTCGATAAGCATCTTGCAACGCTTTTTGATTAGATAATTTAATATCTTGGATTTATGAGCTGGTTTGTGCTCGTCAAATCTATTTATAATATTTTGTTTTATGTCAGTCGGAGTCTCTGTCAAATCGATTAGCTTTTTATTTCTGATATAGTTAGAGTATGTAACAGAATCCATAACAGACCGTAGGTTATCAATTGACTTAGACCATACTTCCATTTTTTTCTTAGTCATTGGAGTCTGACGAATACCTTCAGAAAAAGAATTATCTGGAGATAATACATTAGGTACGCCATCACTGGCATCGCCTTTGAATATATGTTCGACCAAATACTGTTTAGGATTAGGATCAACTACATTCTTCTTTAGCATCGGAGAATATTGCTTGACATTACTAAATTGTTGTAATTGAATAAAGTCTTTATCGGCAGATACAATCATAACTGGTTCATGACAACCGAACTCTTGAGTCTCATATGATAGTACGCCAATGATGTCATCGGCCTCGGCCCTATCGACTTGCACGACTTTATATGGAAAGTTTTCAATCAACTCTTCACGTACCAGACTCATGATTCTGAATACCTCAGACCAATCAATTGAGCTTGGCTCTTCACGTGCAGCCTTACGCTTGAACTTATAGTTCGGAAAATATTCTTTACGCCACGATGATGAGTCACAAGCAATAACCATTTGACCGTATTCGTCACGATACTTTTTGTTGTACATACGAATTGAATTAAGTATGACATGACGAATGATGTCTTCTTCGACTTGCATTTTTTGTGCAACCACTGACGAGATCGCAATACCAGAGTAATCAATTATAATCATTATATCACCATATTTATTATGTTATTACTATTATAACACAGTTTCCTGTATTTGTAAACCTTTTAAATGAGCTTGACGCACTCTAACCGAGATCCATGAGTTATAATAGTTGTCTGAAAGCAACACATTCCGTTCAAACTGCTCACGAGCCTCAAGATACCCACATTCGGCCTTAGTGGCACAAAGATGTAATATTGTACGAGAAAACGATTCTTTCCCGTGCAATGCCACATCTGCTAGTAACGATTCAGAAGAACCGTAATATGTCTGCCAATCAGACTCTGCTTTATATCGTTTCTTTTTTTTATTGACCTGTCTAGTTTTAGATGCAAAGAAAAACTTTTTCCCAACATACTTTTTACCAGTTTTAGTATTTTCAATTATATAGACAAATCCATAGATCTTTTTAGGATCCATTTCAGTTGGTTGATATTCAGTGTTTTCGTAAAGCCAAGTCATTACCAGACGTCATCGTTATCAATATCAAACACGGGATCTATTAATGAATTGTCTGACTCTCCGTCAAGTAATATTTCATCGACAGATTCTTCGCCACAATTAGGACAAAAATTTAGCTGAGTGTCTTCATCTTCAAATTCTATTTTAAATCTTGTAGAGCATGCAAAGCATTCTATCATAGCGTCATATCTCCGAGTTGTTCTGATATTTTATTTAGGGCTAATTTTTTTTCACGTGCCAATAACCATTCTTGTAAATCAGAAAACCCGCCAATCTTTTCACTAGTGCCATTAATAATATATGGAAACGATTTTACTGTCGGGTACTTTATAACAAAGTCTCGTGAAGACATATTGTCTGGTACTTTAATTTCAGTATATTCAACTTTTTTAAATTTTAGTAATTCTTTTGCTACCTTGCAGTAACCACAATTATCTAGGCTGTATATTGTAATCATAATGATAATCCTTTTAGCATGTCTTCAGATACGTCTTGTTTAATACCGCCCAAAATGTACGATGATAATTCCACTTCTTGCGGTGCAACTTGTACGGCTCCGCCACCAATCCATTTTTCAGTCCAAGGTAATGGGTTAGCTTGTGGTACAACATATGGGCATGGGTATGATAATGACTTCATTCGCTTTGAAGCAATCCATTCAATATAGTCAGATAGCAATTTTTGATTAAGGCCAATCATAGATCCGTCCTTAAACAAATAGTGTGCCCAATCTTTCTCTTGTTGTACGGCAGACATAAACATTGCTACTACTTCGTTTTCACATTCCTGACGTATTTTGACAAACTCAGGATCATCTTTTAGTAATGTTTTAAGTATCGTTTGTGATGTCGCTAAATGCACGTTTTCATCACGAGCAATAAACTTAATGATCTTAGCATTACCTTCCATCTTTTTAAGTTCTGCATATGCCCATGAACATGCAAACGATACATAAAATCTTAGACCTTCTAGTACATTAATTGAGTTAACCATCAACCATAACTTACGCTTAAGCTCTGACATTGTTATTGTAATAGTCTTGTCATTAACTCTATGTGTGCCAGTTCCAAGAAGATCGTGCCACTTTGAATATTCAATAAAGTCATCATAGTACTTTGATATATCAATAGAGCATGCCATAATCTCTGGCACGTCTAACATTGTATCAAATACCTTTGATGGGTTTGAATAGATGTTGCGTATAATATGCGTGTATGAACGAGAATGGATAGTTTCCATAAATGCCCATGCAGTAATTAATGGCTCTAACTCTGGTACAGATGCAACAGGCAACAGTGCTTCGGTTGGGCCACGACCTTGAACGGAATCAAGTAAAATCTGTCGTTTAAGATTAGATGTAAAGATGTGTTGCTCGTTTGGAGTCAAAGACTGGAAGTCGGAACGGTCTTTTGTTATATCGACTTCCTCTGGTCTCCAAAAGAATCCAAGTTGCTTATCAGTCAGTTTCTCAAAGACTGGGTATTTGACATGGTCATAGCGTGCAATATCAATAGAGCCATCAAAGAACATTTGAGCTTCAAGATGACTTTTATTTTGTTTTTTAAATACTGAACTAGACATTCTTAATCCTTAAATTTTGCAGCTATCACAGTCATCTTCATTGTCATCAATATCATCAGCCATGTCGACATCATTACTTAAAATTTCGCCAGACTGATCATTTGTATTATTGTAATATAATTGCTTACCACCATATTTATAAAATGTAATAATATCTTTAATCAGTTGTGACATAGGAACCTTTGAATCTTCAAAGTGTTCAGGGTTATATGATGTGTTAACTGAAATACCTTGGTCAATATACTTTTGAAGTATTGCACAGATTTGTAAATAACCTTCTGGAGATTTTTGGTCCCATAACAAATCATACTTATTCTTTAAGTGATGGTACCCTGGAACAACTTGAGCCATTACACCATCTTTTGATTGTTTATAAGATACTAATGCACGAGGTGGTTCAATACCATTTGTAGAGTTCGACAACTGCGCAGAAGTTTCAGCTGGCATTAGAGCCATTAGTGTCGAGTTACGAATACCAGTAGTTTTAAGTTGTTCACGAAGACCTTTCCAGTCCATACGTTCAGTTGCAGGTACTAACATATCGACATCTTTCTTATATGTATCAATTGGTAAAATGCCATGACTATACTTTGTTTCCATATTTAATGGAATTGTACCACGCTCTGCCGCAAGGTCGGCCGATGCCTTAATTAAATAATACGACCATGCTTCTGCATATTCATCAACGGTAGCAAGCGCAGTTGAATCATACTTAAGACCACGCTTTGCTAAAAAGTATGCCAGATTGATAATACCAATACCAAGTGGTCTACGATTCATAGTTGATGTATGCGCAGCTGGTACTGGATAATGTTGATAGTCTAATAGAGCATCAAGAGCTCTAACTGCTAGAGTGCAATACTTTTCAAATTCGTGTGGTTGATTAATCAAACCCCAGTTAATAGCAGAAAGTGTACATAAAGCAATTTCGCCTTTTGAATCATCTGCAGAAGTTAATGCTCTCGTGGGCAAATTCACCTCAACACACAAGTTGGATTGACGTATAGGTGCAAGTTCTGGAATAAATGAGCCATGTTCATTTGCATGGTCAACGTTCATTAAGTAAATGCGACCAGTGTCTTTACGCTCTGTAACAAACATACTGAACAAGTCAATAGCAGTCATTACCTTTTTAGTGATCTTGCTATCTTTTTCATACTTTTCATATAACTGTTTGAATTTAGTTTGATCTGCATAGAATGCATCAAGAAGTCCTGGAGTATCATGTGGAGAAAACAATGTGATATTACCACCAGTCAACAATCTTTCATACATTGTTTTGTTGAACTGAAATGCATAGTCCATATGTCGTACGCGATTTTCTTCTGTACCTTTATTATTTTTTAATACAATTAAGTCTTCAAACTCTAGATGCCATGCTGGAATATAAATGGTTGCTGCCCCGCCCCTGACCCCACCTTGACTGTTATGTGTTAAAACCATTTCACTAGTTTCTGATGAAGATGCAAAAAATGTATGGGTGTTATCGACAGTAATATCAATATAATTTTCAGGACGAATATCGCCTTTAATAGTTTTAATAATATTAGTAATACCATTTTCTGTAATAACATTATCCCATACAGATAAATCGTCAGGATATACT